GGGGAACAGATGATGCTATTTAATTTTTAAAACCGTCCCGTCCGGGGCACAGAATGAAGAGAGATGAAAAGCAAACGAGCAAAGGAATTTATCAGGAATAGCGCATTTAGTGCGATACAACTACCCGGCGAAGTGATGTATTCGATTCACATGAATGTGGAAGGGAAGCTCCTAGATCGTAAAAGCGCTGAGAGAGCCGTCGAGCTTGCCGAGCAGGACGCAGAAGAGGAAGTCAACCATTACCGCAAAGAGTTGGAGGAATCCAAGAGGCGTGAAGAGTTGGCCCGAAATGTAATCGACGACCAGAGGAAGAAGATCGAGGAAGTGAAGGCAAGAGCTGTGGAGTCGTTTCGGGAAAGCTGCCCGATAAAACATCCTGGCCTTAACGACAAAGGAGCACTGTGTGATAAGATAAATATCATTGGCTTTGGCTGCAATTGTCCTGTTTCAGACTGTGAATTTCTTTTAAACTTCTTTCAAATACTCAACGATCTATGACCTTCACTACCCCCTGCTTTGTTCGGGTTGAGAATCCGGAGAAGCGAAAAGAGTTGATCGAGTGGCTGGAAGGGATTGGATATAAATTTCTTATGCGGGGTCTTGAATCTAACGTGTTGTATGTAGATGTTACATCGGGTTGTCTATTATGCGCGTTTGAATCCCCCGTCACACAGTCAGAGATGGTTTCAAAAGGCTATATCGACTGCGGCGAAAACACCGAGCTGTTCAAAGCCCTGGCGGCGATGAATGAATGGAACGACCGGGAGCAGTGGTTTATCGTCGAACACACCGGCAGCGGCGAAGAAATGGTATTTGCGGATTCAGAAAATGCCTTAGCTTACATTCAAAGCGGGGATGGTTACCGCAAAGCTACCGCCGAAGAGATTGTCGAATACTTCAAAAATAAAGAGCTATGAGGACGCTTGAACTGAAAGATATTTGCGGGTATCTGCCCTATGGGTTGAAATACCAATGGACGAACATGAAATCTGTACGTCTTATTTCTATGACCGATGAGGTAGACTACAGCTCGCAACACAGCCTTTCAACTGCGTGGGAATGGATGGTGCACCGTCAAGCAAGGCCCATCCTTCGCCCGATGTCCGACCTCACCAAAGGGATCATCCACAGAGGAGAAAAGTTTGTGCCGATTTTAGCATTAGATAAATTAAATTGTTTCCCTATATCTGACACAGACAAGGCGTTAAGGTACTACGACAAGCTCAATGAATGGATGTTTGACTACCGGGGCCTGATCTCCGCCGGACTGGCAATCGACGTGAATACCTTACCTGAAAATCCTTACGAGAGATGAACCTAACGAAATGCGAGCAATGGATAATCGATTACCTCAGAGGTAAAGATTACACCTCACCATCGAAGATAGGAATTGCACATGCCCGTTCATTCGGATTTAGTAATTCACATCATAGCGCATGGGCCTCCCCGATCTGTTTGCGAATGGTTGAAAAGGGGCTTTTACTTCGGAATGAAAAAGGACATTATAAACTCAACGAGAGATGAAAACACCCCAAGAAGCGGCCAGAGAGTATATGCAGAACGTTCTGAATGACTCTGATTTAAGTGTCAACTACGAAGAAGATAATTACGATGCCGGTGTTATGCACACTCTTACTGAAGCCTTAGAACCCGCTTTCCTCGCCGGTGACGCTTTCGGCTACAGCAGAGGCATGGAAAAGGCATATCGATGGATCAGTGTGGATGATGAGCTTCCAGATGACGACACTCTGATTCTTACAAAAGATACTGATTGCCATATAGATTTAATCCGTGGATGGCAGTTGAAAGAACGCATCAAACCTTATGCTGTACAAAATTTCTACACTCACTGGCGTCACATCGAACGAGTAAAGGAGTAAGAAGATGGACACAAAGTTAACTGTAGATGAAATCCAACTCGCTTTGTACAATAGCGGAATATGGAACAAGCGCCAAGATATATTCGTGCCTAATCTTTCATGGGGGCTGCTCAACCATGAAGCCGACTTAGTTATTCTCACGAAATCCGGTTATCTGACAGAGGTAGAGATAAAGCGTTCATGGGAGGATTTCAAAGCTGATTTCAAGAAAGAACACGAGCATAAAGATGAGCATGTTTACCGTTTCTACTACTGTATCCCGGAATCCATCAAAGACAAGGTTATATCCTTTCTTGAAGAGCGGTATGAGTTGATTCGTCCTTCCGTACTCTGCTATACAGAGGAAGGAGAAATTAAAATAACACCCGGAGGATGGCCCAATACCGGTGGCCGTAGATTGTTTATTGAAGAACAGCTTACCATAGCTCGATTGGGGTGTATGCGAATTTGGAATCTGAAAGAAAAGTTGACAACCCGCCTTCGGGCATAACAGGAGAAGAAGATGAGCACAACAGTCAAAATGTGGGCGGTGTTTGATCCGGAAGGGGATTTGATTGTCTGGACTACACGCACTCAAATTTACAATAGTCAAGAGTCTTTTTTAAAGAATGCATTTTGGCCTTTTGGTGGACATATACATTCCATTGATTGGCCTAAGTATGAGAAACGAGGTTACACCTGCCGCCCTGTGTGGGTGACGATTGAAGAAATAGAAAAACCTAAAACGAAAAATGATGAGTAAAGACCAATACACGTGGTTTGATCGCTGCGAGAACTGTGAGAAAGAATTGCCGAACGATCAAATGCACTATGACCGGAACGGGTGTCCTATTTGTCCGGAGTGCTGGGCCTTGCTGAAAGATGATCCGGAATTTAAAGTAGAGCCCGAAAACAAAGAAAAATGAAAGTCAAGGAGATCATTAACCAGCTTCACAATTTCCAGAAGTGGAGACGCGGAGCGAATATAGAGCAGCCCGATCCCACCGAGATCGGCAAGGCCATCGACGGGGCTATTCGGGAGTTGCGGAACTTCCAGAGGTTGAAAATGAAAATTGAGAAAAAGAAACTGCCGAAAGGCGAAAAATAAAAACGGAGGGCGTCCGCCTCACCCTCCTGCCTACTACTAACCCAAAGCCAATATGAAATTGGTAATGCAAAAATAACAAAAACCTGAAATATGAAAAGAATCTTACTTTATTTTCTTATTGCCTTTATAGCCGTGATTCTTGCTGCCTGTTCATCACCCCAGAGGGTTGACGCGATCCCTCAGAAAATCGACAGTCTATACTTAAAAGCATAAAAAAAGAGCGCGCCGTGCGGCAACGCCCCCTTGGACTTGGTCTATTCAAAAAAATAATTTAACCTCGTATTTTCATGAGTTTAGAAAACAATAAGAACAAACCAGATATTTGCGATGACAGAGGTTTTATTACTATAAATATGACACAAGAAGAATTGATGATTGCTATTAATCCTGCTTTGACGAAAAAGCAAAAAAATAAGCTGATACATCGGTTGCAACGGAAAAGATCTGGTAAAATATAGTTACCGTTCAGTTTATTTGCATTGTTTTCAAATAGCCAGCAACGGTCAGTCTGTGTACTCCCAATATTCGTGCAATAGCACTTTTAGAAATACGTTTATTCAAGAGCTCTTGAATTTCAGCTTCACGACCGGTCAGTTTTTTTGTTTTTGATTTGCTACCTTTCGGCCGTCCAAGAATGACCCCTTCTGCTTTTTTTCGTGCTAACGCTTCTTTGGTACGCTGGGAGATTAAATTCCGCTCAATCTCTGCAGATAGTCCAAAAGCAAAGGCCAGCACTTTCGAATTAATATCGCTGCCAAGCCGATAATTATCCTTAATCGTCCATACTTGTACCTCGCGTTTCATACATTGGTTGAGAATAGCCATAATCATTAAGAGGTTACGTCCCAGTCTGGAGAGTTCCGCACAAATCAAAATATCGTCTTTTTGCATGGTATCTAAAATGCCACCTAATTTTCGTTTTTCCACATCCTTGTTTCCTGATATGGTTTCTTCGATCCACTTATCGACAACCATAGTGTGGCGTTCACAAAAACGATTGATTTCAAATCGCTGATTTTCTACTGTTTGCTTGTCTGTACTGACTCTAATGTACCCGTAAATCATAATCACAAATGCTTTAATATGAATAAAATAAATCAAGGTATTATTTTATTCAAAATGAATCGAAGCTTATTGAGCGATTATTTTATAGAAAATCAGACTAAAACCGAATTTAGAGATAATAGTAGTTGGGTTATCTTATCTCCGATAGAGCAAAGCATCAAGCGTAAAATTGAAGAAATAGGTACTCCTCTAAAAGATTGGAATGTCAATATTTATCGCGGCATTTTAACTGGATATAATGAAGCATTTATCATATCTGGCGAGAAAAGGACTGAATTATTAGCCGCTTGTGGAACAGAAAAAGAGCGTATTAGAACTGATGAACTTATACGACCGATTTTAAGAGGTCGTGATATTAAACGATATGCGTATGAATTTGCCGATCTATGGTTGATATATATACCTTGGCATTTCCCGCTTTATAACGATCCTAGTATACAAGGTGTATCGTTAGAAGCAGAAGCACTATTTAAATATGAATATCCCACGATATACAGACACTTATATCAATATAAAAAACAGTTATCAGCCCGGAATCAAGCGGAGACGGGAGTACGCTATGAATGGTATGCTCTTCAACGCTATGGTTCAAATTATATGGACGATTTTAATAAACAGAAAATAGTTTGGATTGAATTGACCGATCATCCTAATTTTGCACTTGATGAAAAAGGTTATTATATTAATAATACCGTATTCTTTATGACAGGGGAAAATCTTAAATATATTCTTGCGTTTCTCAATTCTAAAATCTGTGAATGGTATTTTGATAAAATTTGCGCAACATCAGGTGTTGGCACACGTCGCTGGATTAAAATGTATATTGATCAAATTTGCATTCCGGTTATTGATGACAAAACGTGCTCTGATATAGTATATCTTGTTGATCATAAAACTTCTATTGAAGATTATGAATTTCAGATCAATAATAGATTTGCAGCAATATGTAATTTAAATATCTCAGAGATAGAATGGATAGAAAAATGTAAATTATAATTCACGCCTTTATTCTATCCCTCGTAAAATAAATTGATATTCATTTTGAGTTAAGTGAAATAAATTACAAATCAATATATCTAATTCTAATTCACATTTTTCCCTTTCTGCCATTTTGATATCTGCTTGCAAGAGAATATCAACAAGTCGCTCAATATTAAGAATGTCCAATGTGTTTGCATTAGGTATAATAATTTTCTCTATAAAAATTTTTTGCATCAAATAACCTCCGTTATCAAGAATAGAGACCACATTTTTACATTGATATCGACCTATTATCGAATTTAATACGCCAACGATATATTTTAAATTATTTCCTGTTGCAAAAAAGCATGTTTTGTCTGTTAAAATATCGCAATCTGTCCATGTGAATCTCGGAAAGCGCTCGTCATTTCCTCGCTTGATACGCATAGTTTCTGCCCAGACTATTTTCTGTTTATTAAAATCGTCCATATATGCACAGTTGCGTAAATTGTATGGCGTATCACCTTTGTCGGCCCGTGTGGAAATTTGGTCCCAATACTGATCCAAATGAGCTTTGATGGTTGGGTAATCATCTATATCAATACGACTTATGCCCTTTTCTTTGATGCCGTTATGCGTGTTTATCAACCATAAATCCGCAAACTCATAATTATACCTTTTGATATCCCTGCCGCGAAGAATCGGTCGTATAATTTCTGCACATTTAGGATCAGCCTCTATTAACTCTGCACGCTTTTCCCCATCAATGATAAAAGCTTCGTTAAATCCGGTTTTTATGCCGTAATTTATCTGAATATCCCAATCCTTTAATGGAGTTCCGATTGCTTCGATTTTTTGTTTAATGCTCAACTCAATAGGAGAAAGTACCACCCAGCTATCGGAACTCCTGAAAGAACAAATCGACGAATTCTGTAAGAAATAATCGCTCAATTTATTTATCTCAAACCCATCTTTCTTTATTGAACATGAGTGAGTTTCGAAAGCATTGGCTTGTTTTGTCAGCATCAGAATATTTACATCAACTGTCGCGGAGTCAAATATTCGAGTGCCCGCAAAATCAATTAATTGTATAGGATTGGTTTGTTCAACAAAGTAGTGCCGCAACGCTTTCCCATAGCCAGCTCGCATCCATTTGTTTGAGGTAATGAACGATAATAAACAATCGGGTTTAAGTAGATTCATGCCGAGTTCATAGAATAAACAGTATATATCCCCTGTACGTTCATAGCTTTGATAGCCCATTCGTCCGAGCGTTTCAGAGTCATGCCCCATTGATTGCAATTGAATATATGGGGGATTACCGATAATGCAATCGAATCCGATAAAATTACCTTCATCGTCTAATACCTCCGGAAATTCGATGCGCCACTCAAATGCACCGAGATACATTTTATTTGATTTGATTTCATTGAAATACGCTTCAAGTTTTTTGACTTCTTCCGAATATTTTTTGATCACCTTTTGTCTCTCCTTCATCTGTTTACTTGTCCATTCAGTTGAAGAGAAAAGCTCTTGTCCTTGTAAATCACTTAGTTCCAATCGTCGGCGGAGCAAGCGTGTTTGTTTGGGATCACGACGATTGATTTCTGTCGTAAGAGTCGATTTGATTCGTGCAATCATTTCATCTAACTGGCGCTTTTCCTCTTTGCTGTGCGCATTTTGGTAATCAGTCACAGCCTTTTTATATTCAGCAATAGAAATTCCAGTCGATTGCAATACTTGTGAAATGCTCTGTTGCAAGTCAAACCGATGGAGCAATGAGTTGCCAGATTTAATATTAATATCGATGTTGGGCAGTGTTTCCAATTCCGTGAAATTACTTTCACGGGTATAATACGCATTTTTCAACAACTCTATCCAAAGGCGCAAACGGCATATATTTACCGAGTTAGGGTTGATGTCAACGCCGAACAAGCAATTCTCGATAATCGTGCGTTTCTCCTTGAATAAAGCCTCTTGAATGCGCTGGCTTTCAGGATGTCCGGGCATGTAATTGAAAACGTCTCCGTCCGCATCGGTAATAATCAATTCATCACTATTTATTTCAATCTGGTAATTCTGTTTTTTGATACGGCGTTTTTCGCAGTCGAGCAAGATTCCGAGATCGAATTTCGTTGCTATAATTTCATTTAATGCAGATACAAGAAAATGCCCGGAACCGACTGCCGGATCACACAAACGAATAGAGTTTACTACATGATTCGCCTCTATTAGATTTGGAATATCTTTATTTTTTAAAGCGTCGTAGTTTGCACACGACCACCCGAAATGGGCATTAAATTTTTGCACGATAACATGGCGGATTGCTTCACGGCACATATACATTGTAATGGCTCCAGGTGTAAAAACTGAGCCGTCTCGGTGGCCATTGATTTTTTCAAAAATAAGCCCGAGAACCGAAGCATTGATCAGTGTTTTCGCCCTTTCTTCAATGCCTTCTTCTCCTTCGCTGGCAAAATCATATGCATCGAGAAATTCCAATAAATAGCGTAATGTGGGCAGTCGCTTGTATCGCGGTTTATTATTTTCTTTCAGTACGGTTCCGGACCAAATTGGAAGCTCTTGATTTCCGAGATTGCTGATTCGAATTGTTGCCCCTTCCAATTGGTTAATCTCAAAAAGAGAACTGTTCAAATAGGGAACTTTGGAGTAACGGCTATTAATCGATGCGGTTCGGGTGTTGATTTTTCTAGCAAGCACTTTGAAAAATAAGTCGTTCAACTCGTCGTAATCGGAGATGTTCGTTGGATTCATAAAAGCGTATGCTTTATCGCCTTTATGATATTTTATCATTTGAGCTTCCAATAATTTCAGAAAAAGAATACGATTAATCCAATTAATTGAAAGTTCAAGTGCGATGTTAAATAGTTGCGATTTCCTATCAGTTCCGTATGAGGCCAGATTTTCTACATAGTGTAAACAGTCTTCTGAGTCGAGCACATCGATTGTACTCTCGATAATTGAAGCCTCGTTACGTTCATTGGGATTTCTGCGGGTAATGATCCGTTTGCCTTTGTCGCCCACTTCTTCAAGCCCCATAATGTAAAGCAACTCGGAATAAAAATTTTTATTAAGCGAGTTGCTGTCATTTTGAAATGGGAGCTTCAATAAATGGCTCGGGCTAAATATTTTATAGAGTTCAATCAGTTTCTTGTCCTTGTTCGTATCAAGATAATGTCGATAGTTTCGTAAGTCGAAATACGTGTAAGTTATTTTGTCTTTAACAGCCTCTATGTATTTTGATGCAATTTCTTTATAAAAGAAATCCGTTTTATTACTAGGCAATCTTCCCGCTGTAAAATCATCAAAATATTGACAGAGTTCTTTATTGTTAGCGAAAAATTTTTCAAACTCATGAGCATCAAATATAAAAAACTCGAAGATGCTGCTTACTACGAAGTATTTTAATTGAATGTTCTTGTTTTCGATTCGTTCACGGAGATAATATAAAATGATTTCCTGTAACGCTTTTCGATTAATGTCGTTACGTGTAATCATTTCCTGCGAACCAGGCTTTTTAACCTCGAAAATTACTCCGATCGGAGCATCCGAATTGTTGCCTAAATGAATAACGCAATCAATGTGTCCAGTCGGAGCAATTTTGTAGCCGGGCGTGTAAAATGATTCCTTTAGGAAATCCATAATGTCGCCTTTTAATTTCTCTTCGACTTCATTTTCATTGATCTGCATAAAAAGATTGCGCAAACTCTTTTTGAAACGGTCGAATTCAATTTTCTCGATTTTAAGTTGGCGATAGGCTTTATTCAGCGATTGGGGAATTGTTAATTCAGGCATAATGTGTCAAAATTTATCGAAGATAATAAAAATATCATTTATTTTAAGCACATTATGCATATGTGAGAGCATTTATTCTTTAAAAATAGTTGATTAAATTCAAGCGGAACTGATATTCCAGAAGGGAGTGTTAATTTCTACACGAGATAATCCCCTGATAAACGACACATGTATAATAAGACCTCAACAGGATGAATCGACAATATTGCAGTATCACGGTAGTCGAGAGAACTTTAAAGAAGATTGCAGATGCCAAAACAAAAGTGACTATAATTTAAAGAAAATGACTATATTAGATGAGTGATTTTTTTTAATGAATTTATCGCAGATATAGTTTAAAACTATTAAAAGCTATGTTATGATGACTTTCTTGATAATCCTTTTTGTTCTTATTGGTATCGGTTGTATCATAAGATATGCAACTGAGGGTACGTGTTCGGCTTATGCTATGCCGGAAGATTCTCGACCCGCGCCTGTGTTAAAGCCTTTATCTGAGAAGTCACTGGAAGAACTTCAGAGCGAATTGTCACAGGTAGAGATAGACCTTGAAATGCAAAAAATCAAATATCAGGGCGCTTGTTCTAATCCTTATGTTTGGTCTGCGACAAGAAACATGGTAAAACAAAATTTAGAAAATTATATAAGTCGGCGGCAGGAAATAATAGGAGAGATCAACAGAAGGAATAATAATTCCCGGTCAAACTCTGACTATATAATACAAGAGTAAATGCCGACAGACTAGCATTATAAATGAGCTAAAGAATCTTTCAGAATAATTGATTATGAATAAATTTTTACTGTTGATAGCTTCCTCGTTATTGCTGTTCGCGGCAGTTGGTTGCAGTAATGACAATGGTGGTGAAAAGCCGGACACTCCAGCGGTGCCGCCCCAATTGGGAGAGTTAGCCCCAATTAGTTTGAGCCATGAAGAATTGGTTTCGGAAAAAATCATTCCTGTTGTCTATTCTAATAAAATCAAAATTACAACAGTCGGTCATTTATCCATAACAAGCCAATTATCCGCAGTAGACGAAAGCAGCACGAAGATTACGCTTTATATTGTTCCGAATAGCGATGATACGAAGGGATATTTGGAAAGTTCGGTAAGTATAAACTATGATGAGACTTGTATCGGGACGTTTAAAGTGTATCAAGCCCGAAGGCGTTACAGTACGATGCCTGTTAACTGGAGTAAAGCGGTTGGTAAATTATCCAATCTACCAAAAGATGGTTTGGAGGCAACGAAATATGTTTATAATCTTGAAAAAACCACGAATGGCGCAGATTCTTATAAAAATTATCCCGCATTCGCATGGTGTATCGATATGAACTACGATCCTGAAAATAATATGGAATGGTATTTACCTGTATATGGCGAAAAAGCGTATGAGGATATTTACACCAGTGATTGGAACTCTCATCATAACTTTTGGTCGTCTTCCCTAAATACTCAGGGGTCAGCGGTTACAATACTCAAATGGGCCAATAGCATACAACAGTCGACGTATGCCGCAAGGTTAAGTGAATCTCACTACGTCGCAGCCGCGAGAGCTGTAAAATAAAGTCTTAATGACCTTGTGTGTATTAAAATGATTTGATTAATGAAAAGGCTTATTGTGCTATTTTCTGCTTTGATTGTAGCTTTAACATCCTGCTCTTCTGAGAAACAAGATTTGTATGAGAAGGCCGATTATTTCGTCAATAGCCTTTATACGGATTATGAAAGTTATAGTATTTTGGGCGGAGCAGATCATACTGAATACACAAAAAATAGGTATTATAAAATCACGCCTGTTGGCAGGCTAATTAACGTCAGAATCGAAAAGGATACTGATAGTAAGGAGTATGAAAAGTTGAAAACCGATTTAACGCGACATTTCAAAAACAACCCTCGTGTGAATAAGGTTTATATCTGTAAGGCAGGAACTGTAATGATTGACTGTAGAAATTGAATTGTAGGTGCCCTTTGTATTAAAAAATCGTAAAATAATTGCAGTATGGCTCTAATCAATTGTCCTGAATGTGGAAAACAAATCAGCGATCAGGCTGCAAGTTGCCCCAATTGTGGAATGCCAAGACAAAAGACTGTTAACGCTTCATTGTCAACTACACCCAAGAAACAGGAAGTTATTCGTTGCCCCAAGTGTTATTCGACCAACTTACATGTTGATAAAAAAGGGTTCAGCGGGGGGAAGGCATTCGTTGGAGCTATCACCGTCGGGAACTTAGGGCTATTGGCAGGTACGATAGGCAGTAATGATATATTAATAACGTGCCTTAAATGCGGGCATAAGTTTAATCCGGTAAAAGATGCTAAGCGTAAACGGGATCAAGAAGCGCAAGAACGAATGTCGAAAGAAAACCCGGCAGGAATGGCTATTGCCGCTATATGTGGTGCCACTGCTTTTCTCTTGTTATTTATTTCCGGGGTTTCTATATGGTGGTCCGTATTTGTGTTTTTAGCGGGTATAATTGTTCCATTATTTACGGGGAAAAAATAGAATACGATAAAACTCTAGGGGTGTATATTGTTACTGATTGCTAATTAATCATAAAATATATGGCAAAGAATGAAGTTATCGCAGGAAATTATAAAGGATGTTCCGTCAAAATTAAAGATGGGGTCGCTGTAATTGGCGAGTCTGGATTCTTAGGAAGAACTTTTAGAACCATCAATAAGAACTCTGTAGTGGAATACGAAGTTATTACTGAGGAGAGCCGAAAAAGTGCGAAATCAGCCGTAGGCAGAGCTTTGGTTGGCAGCATATTATTGGGAGGCGTTGGATTACTAGCTGGTCTATCGGCAAAAAGCAAAGGAACATACACTATTGCGATACAGTTTAGACAGAATGATAAAGCACTAATCGAAGTCGATGACAAAATTTATAAAGCTATAATTAAGGAGTGTTTTTAATTGGTTGAAAATAAATGTAGTACTCTATGAAATTTTCCACCTACACTTGGCAATTATACAAACAGTCCGATCAAGGGAAAGCGGCTATAGCTGCATTTATGCCTGAATGCGAAGATGATTGTTACAACGTCTTCATAAAATACAATCCCGGTTTTACGGGAGACAAAGATACGTATACCGATTTACTCGAAACCGCCTATGTATGGGCGTCAGATTGGGAAATCGACTCACTGGAAGATGCAAAAGATGCGTTTACATTTATTGTGAATCACGGTTTACGGATGGAAGGCCAGGATGTGATCTTTCCCCAAGAATATGACTTTATTCAGCTGATTATTTCACCGCTATCATTCGGATTGTACAATAGCTCCAAATTCTTTATTCCCAATTTCTTTCAATACAATTTCTACGCTCTCAAAAAGTTGGTCGATTATTTCGAGCTGGAGTTGCCAGATTATCCCAAAAAGAGCGATTATCGCGCTCGGTGCATGTACTACTGGGAGCTTTGCGAGATGTTTTATAAGTTTCGGATGGATAACGATCTATCCCCGGAAGAGCTTTGCGCGTTCATTTATGACTTTGCTCCCAATGTGATCGGCGAACAGCCTATTGCAGAGTTGCCGGAGCCAACAAACGCGTGGTTTATCGGCGGAGTGTTGCAGAATGAAGATAAGGACCCGAATTACGTAAGTTCATGGCAAGCCAATTCGGAAACAAAACGAGGTGATATCTTGATACAATATGAAACGGCCCCAATAAGCGCGATTACCGCCATAAGAATTGCCACAACAGACGGAATTATAGACCCGTTCTTTCATTGGTATACGTGGGCGCATATGAGTCAATATACGGCAATCCCACCAATTACTTTGAAAGAATTAAGATCCGATCCATATTTTTCCACACACCCGCTCATTCGCAAGAGTTTTCAAGGGGTCAATGGTTGGCAGATAACCGGACAAGATTACAACGAGCTATTGCGGATAATTCAAACAAAAGGCGGCGACATGAACAAATTGCCGCGATTATATGCGCCTCCAGCACCAATAGTGGGAAACGTCAAGCGAGAACGAGACGTAGAGGTTGAATTACTCGAATACTATCTCGGCAAGGTGGGATTTGTCGAAGGGCGGGATTACCGGAGGCAGTTACCCATCCACGCAGGACGCGGGCATCGCATATTTCCAGATTATGCCTTGCATTACGATGAGACCCCTGATTATGAGCGCGCACGGGTTCTGATTGAAGCTAAACTTGAAATGAAAAACAATGCTCAGATCGAAGCATGCTTCAAACAGGCATATTCCTATGCAAAATTACTGGAGTCGTCCGTGATCGTTCTCTGCGATAAAAACTGTTTGATGATCTACGAAAAGAAAGACAGCTTCGATCGTGACCGATACACGAAAATCTACTGGGGAGAACTTGAAAGCCCGGATAAGTTTAATGAGCTAAAAAACTTTTTAAAATAATTGATTATGAAAAAGATTTTACTGATGGTGGCTGCTGTCTGTTTGTTTGGATGCGCTTCGAAAGAAAAAAAAGCTTTAAAATTAATTGACAAAGAAATGTTTAGTACGCTTTATGATTATGATAGTTATCAACCAGTAGAAATAAAAATAGATAGCGCTTTCACATCCATTTATATGGATAGTACCATTAGAGTACACGCAGCAAAAATAATCGCAATACTATCTCTATTGGAGGAAAGTAAAAAAAACGTTGATGAAGCGTTAAGTACAGCCCAAATATGGCAGGATAGTTATTCAGCTTATGGTCGTCAAAAATTTTTAACTGCTAAAGAAAAAGCATCGAAATGTATTGAAGAAATGAAGGCATCCATAAAACTCTGGGGAGAGAGTAAGGATACAATTACAATGCATGCAAAAGCCTTCAATCCCGAATTTCAAGGTTGGCAAGCAACTCACAAGTTTCGATGCAAAAGCAAAGGGGGAAGCAGTTTATTATCGACGCATATATATGTTTTTGACCCCAAAATGAAACAGATATTATACTCATACGACACAGAAGATGAAGACTTGACAAAAGCACACGATATTATTGACCAGGTATTAGACCAAACAGAGTAATTCTCACTCATACTAACTGTTTTATTACCACACACCGGTTTATACATTCCCTAAGTTCATTTGGTGAATCAAACCGCCTTGTTTCTCCCCTTGCAGCGATAAATATGTCAAAACCCTGAGAACTTCGACGCTTATTGTGTTTATCTTTCGTAGATTTAGTATACTTTAATCCTAAAAAACCTTTTAAAATAATTGATATGAGGTATATACTGCTATTGATAGTGGTGGTGATTATGACAACATCCACGGGGTGTGCGAATCGGAGTGGTGGCCCGTCAGGCGCATCAATAGATACCACAACCAAATCCGAGGAATTAACCAAACAGGTATTATCTGAAGAGCAACCACCAATCCAGAAAGCCCAGGTAAATATCGGAACACTAAAGCAGCATCAAGATGGCTATTCCATAGGATCGGAAACCGAATGGACAAAATTGAAAAAGTTATTGTCTGATAAGAAAAATGATGCTATAGAGATCAGTTGGGTATGGGATTGTGGCCCTCAGTATGGGAATATGCCAATGAAATTAATCTATGATAGGAATAGCGGTACGCTTTCTCGCATCTTTACACAAACGAATGTAAAGGAAGTGTATTCAGGAGTGTCACCCGAGGGTTTGCAGGCATTTTTGGCTAATAATGAAAATGACATTTATGCGATTGAAAGATATAGCAAAGATGCTAAGTATGATTTTAATAACAGGGAAATGCGCAACGCAAAGGCCGGGGCAAAGCCAGAACAAGAATCAAATGGAACAGTTAAAATAGTTGCTGATTTTATCAAAGACAATATCCAAAACGCCAAAATATTGGGATGGTCAAAGGTTGTTGCGTATAACGACTACTGGGCTGTTAGATGTGAATATAGTGCGAAAAATACATTGGGCGAATCTATCTCCAATAACATTTGGTTTTATATTCAAAAAGGACAAGTCGTTGCACTAAAAGATAATGCAGGGAATATGCTGGACATTTGATAAATAGAAAATCGCAATACTTCATTGATTATATAAGCCGGGGAATAATCCCCGGCTTTTTATTTCATACAAAACCCAACGAGCTTATTTGTAATACTCCTTCCCCCGGATATTCTCGTGATCCGGGATCGTCGGCAATTCCTCTAATTCCCCGCCAGCCTTTACAATAAGTTCCTTGAGATCGGCGATAGAGCGGATTTTATGAACTTCTCCTTTATATTCGACAAATCCGTTGAGTTCTTCGACGGAGCCATCTGTAAATAATTCAGTGATAGGAACTCCTATGGCAGAGGCGATGTCTTGAAGAGTACTAAGATTAGGATTGCCCTTCTTTATGGTATTGTGCATACTCGACCTCGAAACATTAAGTCTCCTTGCTAATTCAGCAATAGTAACCCCTTTTAGTTCTAAAATCTCCTCAATTCTTAGTGTCATATTGTACGACTTTAATAATACGCAAATATAATAACACTTCTTTAAAATGAAACTATTTGAGAAAAAGTTTCAAAAAAAACGTACAAATATTTTGTATTGTCAATTTTAAATAATACTTTTGTATTAAAGAAATGAAACAATCTAAAACCATACAATTATGAAAACCTACCTAGCAACAGCACACCTCGCAAAATGGGGTAATGCAGATGAAAGAAAAAACAACTTTTTGCAAAAGCACTTCACGAACAAACGTCGAGCCGCTGAATGGTTGCGCCGGGTAAAAGTGAAATTTTCAACAGGCAATCACACGGCTTTTTGTTCTTGGACTTCTATTGATGAATTAAAATAGTACGACTATGAAAGCTGTATTTAATGAAATGATTAACAGTGTTCGATATTACGACATTCACGGTGCAAGGTATATAGCGTTGGCCAAGTTCAAAGGCGGCTACTCAAAAGGCGATTTTTTTAATGTTTACACCGAAACAGGTAGAAAATACGGTTGTAAATACGACGGTGAAAGTATCGAAACAAGTATTGAAGCTCTTGAAGATGAACTATTGCCCGAAATCGGCGATACTGTTGAATACGATATTGAAGAGTATACCGACCAAACGCATACGGCCATTCATACGATTAGATGCACGGCAAAGGTGCTCGACGTTTTCGAGAACGGCGATATTCGTACCGATCGTGACGGTGTAAGAACCAGTAGTGAATACGAAGTAATAAAGAAAGGGGTTACAGATTTGCACCCCGTACCCCTTTCGAAAAAGTAATGATTCTTAATAAATTAAAAACCAATACTGCTATGACAAATGTACAAACAAATCTGAAGAATCCAATATGCCCATTGCCGAAAAGTTTACAGATTGGGTTAGACGACCAAGTTGTTATTAACGGGCAATGCGGTTGGGTAGACTTCATCGGGGTTGATACAATAGCCCTTATCACCTCTCAGAATGAGTTGATGTGTGTAAAGCTCGTCGAGATCAACGATGCAGAAGTGATCGGCCGATTTGAAGCCAATCAGTTATGTCGTGTCAATTTGGTAATTGATAAAAACCATACACGCTATGAATAACCTTCAAATCTTCAATAATCAGCAATTCGGTCAGATTCGGGTTGTTGACGTGAATACGATACCGTATTTCGTGGGGCGTGATGTGGCTTTTGCACTCGGTTATGCAAAACCTGAAAATGCAATATCACAACACGTTGATAAAGAGGATACCCTAAAACAGGGTATCCCTGACAATCAGGGATTTATTCAAACGACTACTTTAATTAACGAATCCGGCGTTTACTCTCTCGTATTCGGTTCTAAATTACCATCGGCAAAACAGTTCAAACGTTGGGTGACAAGCGAGGTTTTACCCTCGGTTCGTAAACATGGGGCCTACCTGACCGATCAAAAAGTCGAAGAAGTACTGACCGACCCCGATACCCTGATTAAGCTTGCAACTCAGTTAAAGGCCGAACGAGCCGAAAAAGAGCGTCTGAAAGAGCAGCACCGATTAGCAGAAGAGCAAATCAAGCTCAGTCAGCCGAAAGTCGAGTATTACAATACCGTATTACAATCTGACAGTCTGATAGCAACCAATGTAATAGCCGATCAGTTGGGTTTAAGCGCTAAACGTTTAAATGAAATATTGCAGCAGAGACAAGTGATTTACAGGCAAAACGACACGTTCGTACTGTATGCTAAATACCGGGGCCTCGGTTACGAAGGGTACAGAACGCACACCTATATCAGTAACTCTACGGGCAAGCAGCACACCAAGCAGCATCTTTATTGGACTGAAAAAGGTAGAGAGTTCATACATGGATTTTTAAATGGCAAACAATCTAAAATCGTGTAACTATGAAAACTGCTCTTGCAATCTTTCTGACCAACGGCAATATAGTTATCACGGGTGTTAACATATTTAAAGTATTCGACAGTATATCACAAGCTGTCAACTACTGCAACGATAAGGGCATAAAAGCCCGAATGCTATAAACTTATAACCATGAAGCGAAAAATCATCAAAATATCAAAAGAACGGGCTATTGAGATCGCGATGAACACGAATGGCATCACTAGAGAAATAGCCGAAAAATACACGGACAGCGAACTGAAAGAAGTGCTGCGCCTTCTCAAACTGAAAGCTAACTTTTAAAACTTGCAACCATGAAAACTACCGATTTACGCGAGATTATGCGTCTTGCATGGCGAATGTTGAAAATTACGGGCCGGGCCTTCGATGAGTGCCTTCGCCGGGCATGGGCCAATTTCAAGCTGCGAAAAGCGATGCAAAATAAGATCGTTGAGTTCTTTTACGTCAAGTCGAGCACCGGCGAACTTCGTCAGGCATTCGGCACGCTTCAAAGGTCTGTTATCGAAGACAAGATTAAAGGCTCTGAGCGCAAAGAGAACGAAATGTGCTTCACTTATTATGACTGCGAGCAAGAGGGGTTCAGGTCTTTCAAGCGGTTTAATCTGGTGAAGATCGTGAATGCCTGAAATTTTCACACCGCACCGTCTCGTCATTTGCGGGCGGTGTGGTTGTCAAAAAATAATTCGTATTTTCAGTAAAAATATTTGTTTTATCACGTACCCACCTAAATCTTTGCACTATAACATGCGGGGTAGTGTAACGGTAACACGGCGGGTTAGTGTCCCAGCAGATCACAAGTTCGAATCTTGTCCCCGCTACAGAATCTAAAAATATCGTTATGAATGTATTGACACTCATCATTAAAAAGAAATGGCTCGATGAAATTCTGTCGGGTGAAAAAACAACAGAAGAACGCGAGATAAGGCCGAACAGCTCACACAAGTACTTCTACTATAAGAATTGTGCAACTGGCGAGATTTACAAGCGCGGTATTGATATACCTGATGATGTGTTCGGGGGTGAATCCAATGTGCCGATTGACTTTATGTATCATCAGTATGATGCAATTCAGTTCTGGGCTGGCTATGAAACGAATCGTCCCGGTGTTCTTGTCGAGATTAAAGGGTTCGAGCATTTCACGATTGAAGACGATAATGGAGATGCCATTACTTATGAATACACGGACGGCAGAACCTATTGCATGGCTGCAATTGAGTATCAACTCGGTAAGGTGCTTAATAAAACCAATTGTTAACTTTTAAATTCATTGCTTCACTAATCAAATTAATCGAAGTTTAGGAATCGGCTCAATCGGTAGCCGACGTGGACGAAGTGGTCGAATTCAGTCTCGCAACCAGCAGCAGCGCGATTACAACCGACTGTTCGGGGCAAAATAACCATGACCCCGATAGACCACGCAAACGAAGTGATTAGCCTTGTCCGCCAAAAAACGGACAGGGCGATCCTTTTTTATTCGTGTGGCAAAGATTCAGAGGTGCTATTAGACCTTATGGCCCCTCATTTCAAAGAGATCGTATGCGTGTTTATGTACTTCGTGAAGGGGTTAGACCACATAGACAACTATCTTCAAACCGCAAAATCGAGGTACACCAATATTAAGATAATGCAAGTGCCCCACTGGAATTTATCAAGGGCGCTTCGAATTGGGCATTTCTGCGTCGCAAACACTCAGGTAAAAATAAAAAATCTCAAAGATATTGACGATCTCGTGCGCTTCAATACAGGTATAGACTACACATTCTACGGCATGAAGCAAGCCGACGGACTTCATCGACGACTGATGCTTCGAGGCTATGAAAATGAAGCGATAAGCAACACCAATAAGGTATATCCTCTTTCTCAATGGAAAAAAGCTGATGTATTAGCGTACATCAAGACACGTAGACTGCCAGAGCCTATAAGTTATACCAAGGAGGCTGGGAATGGGCTATGGTTTGATGCTAAATGTTTTTCATACCTACGCACACACTACCCCCAAGACCTTGAGAAGATATATTCCGTATTCCCATTATCTAGAAACATACTCTTGAAATATGACGAAGAAAAACGAATACAAGCAGAGCGAGACGATAGTAATTAAACGCTCGCAGATAAACTTTGCACCGTACAACCCCCGCAAAGAAGACCCCAGCGTAATCAAGAAGCTCAAGAAGAACTTTAAAGCCGTCGGATATTTGGGAGGTATTGTGTGGAATAAGCGATCATCCTTTCTTGTGTCCGGGCATAAGCGCGTACAGACACTTGATATTATGAATGAGTACGACGGATCGCCTGAAAAAGACTACGACATCAAGGTAGAATCTGTTGATCTGGACGACAAGACCGAACGCGAGCAGAACATCTTCATGAACTCACCATCGGCTATGGGTGAATTCGATATGGAGAAGATGAAAATACTCGTACCTGAAATAGACTATCTATCAGCAGGGCTTTCTGAAGCTGATATGAACATCTTCGGTATATCCATACTCCAAGAAGAGGTTAATTCGGGACTCATATCCGTGGTGGACGACTTCGCAGAGCTTCAGCGACCAATGCAGGAGCGCAAGGACGCGGTAAAAGAGATGAAGGCGCAAATAAGACAGCAGGCGGAACAAAATGTAGAGGAAATAGAATCATTCGCGATGATTCAATTCAAATCATATAGAGCAAAGTCATCCTTTATGCTTCGTTTTGGCTTTCAGGCAGACGATAAGGTTATTCCCGGCGAGCAGTTCGCAGATATGATCGAACGTGTGGAGTAGGCTTAACACATTGGACAGTATAAAAAATGAAAGGGAGGGATAAAAAACCGGCGTTGGAGATATTTGAGCAGGTTGCCAATGCGTGTGGCGGCGTGTTATCCGAGATCGCCGCCAACCTGAATGTATCGAGGGCGACGGTCTATAATTGGTGTAAGAGCGACGAGGGTTTCGCAGAGGCATTCGAAGATTCCCGCGAGCGGTTTATAGATCTCGCCGAGAGCAACCTCCGAAAGCTTGTGGCTGGCGTTCCAAATATTATCACAGACGAGAATGGGAACAAGGTGTTCGATGGATGGAAAGAACGCCCATCCGAGACGTCAATCATATTCACCCTTAAAACGAGGGGGAAAAAGCGCGGATACGTGGAACGCCAAGAGGTGGATGCTAATGTAAACATGAAGGGTTCCATCGATATCAAAGAATGGGTAAAGGATAGGTTGAAGAAAAAATGATCGAACCGCAAGATGCATATCTTCCCTTGTATGAAGATACCGAGCACTTCATCATCTTGATTACAGGAGGACGAGGTAGCGGAAAATCTTTCAACGCAGGCGCATTTGTCGAGCGTCTGACATTCGAAGAGGGACATGTTATCCTGTTTTGTCGCTATACCATGACTTCAGCGGCGGTATCGATTATCCCCGAATTTGTCGAGAAAATCGAAGCGGATGGTACAGGGGAATTCTTTCACATAACAAAGACTGACGTTGAAAATGTAATCTCTGGAAGCAAGGTTTTATTCCGGGGCATCAAAACTTCCTCAGGGAATCAGACCGCAAAACTTAAATCAATCCAGGGTATCACGACTTTCGTATGCGATGAAGCCGAAGAGTGGACGAGTGAAGTTGACTTTGATAAATTGGTTCTTTCAATCCGCCAAAAGAACATCCAAAATAGGGTTGTCATCATTATGAACCCAACGGATTCAAACCATTTCATCTACAAGAAATATATCGAAAAGACCCACAAGACTATTAAGATTGATGGCGTGGACGTTCAGATAAGCACGCATCCGAATGTACTTCATATTCATACATCATATTTTGACAACACGGACAACCTCAGCGATGAATTTATTCGAGAGGTTGAGCGTATGAAGATTGAAAATCCAGACAAATATGCACACGTGGTAATCGGCCGCTGGGTGGATGTAGCGGAAGGGGCGATCTTCAAAAAGATCAATCCGATTAAGGAGTTTCCGGCTTGGTGTGAGAAGGTTGCCTTGGGGCAGGATTTCGGATACTCTAACGATCCGACCGCCATTGTAAAATGCGGAGTGATTGGCAATGCTTTATATATTGACGAAGTATGCTATAAAACCCATATGCTGACAAAAGATATTATTTCAGAGTTGAAACCTTATAACGATCTGAAAGTAATGTCCGAATCGGCAGATCCCCGATTGATCGACGAGATAAGTAATGCCGGAATCAAGATATATCCGGTAGAGAAAGGCAGTGGGTCTATTATTGCCGGCATCGAAAAGATGCTCGAAATGGAAATATACATAACCGAGCGATCTTACAATATGTTGATGGAATTTAGAAATTACGTCTGGGATAAAGATAAAGATGGAAGGCCAGTCAATCAACCGGCAGACGGGCAGGCCGACCATCTTATCGATGCAGTGCGCTATTATATATTGGGGATGATCCTCGGGAAAGTCCGACAAGTAAAAAACTACGAAGGATATTTTTAAGTCATGAAAACATTAGAGGAGATATTTGCATTACCAACAGAGGCGGAAAAGATATTTTATCTCAAGTACCGGCGCACGCCCTCGCCTGATGTAGATTCCTTGTACAAGGACTGGAACCCCGACCTCCACGAGGTGATGGATGAGAATATCCGGCCCGATAGTAAAGTGATTGCCGAAGAAGCCAAACAGGACCCCATAACAGGCAAAGATATTCCGGCTCGGTATAAGAAGGACGATATCAATCCTACTAACCGGATTATGCTTCCTTTGGAACAGGACATTACAAACATTCATACCGCCTGGACTGTAGGAAATGACCCGAAAGTAAATTGCAAACCAAACAACGACCAAGAACAGGAGCTATTGTCCGTCATCAATAGTGTTTGCCGAAAAAACAAGATGCGCTACAATAATAAGCGTATTGTCCGCTCTTGGTTGTCCGAAACCGAAGTTGCCGAGTATTGGTATGTCGTCAAGGATGATAGTTTTTGGCGCAAAATCCTTGCTCAGGTGAAAAGTATGCTCGGACACGGTCACATGCCGCAGTATAAACTCCGTTGTGCCATTTGGTCGCCATTTCGGGGAGATAAGCTATATCCGTTTTTCGATGAAAAGGGCGATTATCTCGCTTTGAGCCGGGAATACCGGATAAAAGACATCGACGGTACGGAGACGATTTATTTTATGACCGTCACCGATCAAAAAGTGTATAAATGGAAGATGGATTCCGATTGGGTAAAAGTCAGCGAATTTAGACACAACTTTGAGAAGAACCCGACGATTTACTCCTGGCGGCCTCAGTCGTTGTGCCACAACATTAAACCGATCCGAGAGAGATTGGAACGGTTGATGTCGAATTTCGCTGATTGTATCGACCGCTGCTTCTTTCCGTATCTGATCCTTGAAGGCGATATACAGGGAACACCGCAGCAGTCGGGCAAAAACAGGCTTATCAAAGTCACCAACAACGGTAAGGTATATTATCTCAATTGGGATCAATCAAGCGATGCCGTGCGGTTGGAGCTGGACGGTCTATGGAATAAAGCCTATCAGCTCACCAACACGCCGCAACTCTCTCTGGAAGCACTCAAGGGATTGGGTGAAGTTCCGTCCGGCAAGGCGTTTCAATTTCTGTTTATGGGGACAAATCTCGCTGTCGACAATCACGCGGAGGTAATCGGTGAGCATATTCAGCGACGGTATAATTTCCTCGCATCCGCTGTGGGGTCGCTCAATGCAGAATACCTAAAAGCTGCCCAAACCATAGACATTGAAACGGAGATACAGCCGTTTTCCATTAATGATTTAGCAGAGAAGATCAAGAACGCTTCAGATGCTTGCGGAAAGCCGGTAGCATCCCTTAAAACCGGTGTAATGATGGCCGGACTGGTAGACGACTACAAAGATGAGATCGAACAGATCGCAGAAGAAGAGAAAAACGGTACAATTGAGAATAAAAATTAAAAATAACAGCGAAAATATTTGGATATACACGTACCCGCCCCAATATTTGCATTGAGTTATGGCTGTTCTATCGAAACGACGGGAACATCTGGATTCGAGATGAAAGAACGGAGTGTGAAAATAGCAGTACTGCACGAAATCCGGTGCAAAAAGTGCGGGCGAAAACTCGCTGAAATGCAAGGAGTAGTACAGATAAAGTGTCCCAAATGCGGCCACCTAGCCACATATCGGATTTAAAATAACGATTTACAGAGTGCCACCGAGCGCCAATTTCCTTACGGGGAGGTTGGCGCTTTTTATTTCAATCGAAAATTATGAAAGAAAAACTTTTGGCATTGCTCAAAACCAAATTCCAAGGGGTTGATGATGCGATCCTCGACCGAATCGCAACGAAGAAGGCCGAGGGTGTGACGGACGAAGCACAGTTACCTACCATTATGGAGGGGATCGGGTTTCAGGACGTGTTGACAAGCTACGGCGATTTCCGTGCCGGGGATGCTTCAGTTAAAGCCGTAAGCAATTATGAGAAGAAGCATAACATAAAGGACGGAAAGCCTATCGGGCAACCTGCCACCGGGGACGGGCAGACAAATAACGAACCCGCAAAGCCTTTCGATGCCGAGGCACTTAAAGCCGATATGCTAAAGGCGCTCCGTGAGGAGATGGCTGCTGCAGCCCAACAGGAACAGCAGGAGGTGCAACGAGCCGCTGCCATCGCATCGAAAGCTAAAGAGTACGGAATTCCCGAAAAATTCGCTGCCAAATTCAGCATCGCTCAGGATGTCAATCTCGACGAGTATTTCAAAAGCGTGAAACAGGAGATGGCAGACGCAGGCTTTGAGTTTTCCGAACCGCCCGCACAGGGCGGCGGTATGACCGACAACGGAAATGAAATCGCCAAACTGATCAACACGGGCACAGAACAGATTGTTAAATCTCAAAACAAGTAAAAATGCCAGCAGGATTTAAGTATGACCTGAACCCGATGGATATGCTGAAAGAACTGTGCCGGTTCGACACGGTTTACCGTCTGTCCGGAGGTTTCAATTTCGAGGACGCAAATGTGCCCTCTGGAACGATGCTGATGCCGCTTGCGCCGCTGTATGTCGATTTCAAGACACGCAAGGCCGTAGCGGTGAAGAATGTTAAAGTAATCGAGAAAGTTACTACCGGAACCAAGATCAAGATTGCCAAAGGATCGCTCGCTTATGTGGGTATGCACCTGGGAGATGGAACAAATGGCGCTACGGTATCGAGCATCAGTACCTCCAACGCTAATTATGACGAACTCACTATGAGTGCGACCCTCGCAGCAGAAAAAGACGCTATCCTCTTCGAGGCTTCCTCTGTTGCGGGTACGACACCAAAAAAGACGGCGAACTTCCTCAATTATGCCGTTACCAAAGCCGAAAGCGGTGCTACGGTGACCGCAATCGCTCAGGCTTACGAGGTGCAGGAGTCGAAACTATACGCCCCGATTTCAGCCAAAGACAAGGAGACCCTTACGTCTCGATTCCTTTTCACCATCTAAAACAAGACGACAATGAAATTAACACTTGAAGTTTTATTCAACGATCCCAATGTCGTCAAGGCCGTAATCGACCGTTCGGTGGCGACACAGCAGGATGAAATCTTCTGGAAACGGTATCTCGACTTCGAGGAGACCAAATCCCGTGTTTTCAAAACATATCTCGGAACCGTTACGGGGGTAACGGCAGGCTCGGTTATCGACCGCAACTCCAACAAACCCCTGCGTGAGCGTAAATCACTCGGCAGCGGTTATGGAGAAGTGGCCTATCTGGGCGACCGTTATCAGATGGACAACGACCGTCTGGATATGATCAAGTCGCTCATCGACAAGTTTAATTCGGCCCGCTCGGCAGATCAGGCATCGGCCATGAATGCCATTATCGACTACATCGTGGACGACGTGCGTCAAATCCGACTTGCACCCCACAAGCGCATGGATATTGTCGTGGGCGATCTGCGTTCCAATGGCAAAGCCTCGGTTACCCTCGCGGACAACCCGCAGGGTATCGCGCTGCTCGACATGGAACTTCCTGTCAAGAAGATTACTCCGGCCGCCAGCGACAAGAGTAATTTTATTTCCTACCTCAAGAAACAGATAGAGGCATTGCGCCCGACGATGGGTCGCTTCTCCGTGATGGAGATGTCGCGCTCCACGTTCAACAAGAACATCGTGGGTTCGAGCGAATTTACGAACACCTACAAGATGATCTTCAGCGGGGCGCAGATGGCATTGGCCGGAGGGCTTATTACCGATGCGATGACTAATCAGGTTTTTGGAGGGATTGGGTTGCCGCCGGTACGCATTATTGACGATATGGTAGCTTTGCCGGGCGGTACGAGCAAACCTGTATTCCAAGACGACCGCATTACACTGCTTCCGCAGGACAAGATCGGCAAGATGATGTGGCATGAGCCTTATGAAATCGCCGATCCTATCCCCAATAAGGCGTACACCCGTCTGGAAGGCGGTATGTGGACTTCGAACTGGCGCACCGAAGAGGGGCGGTTTATGGAGTACGGTGCTGAGTGGATTCCCAACTTTACCGCTCCGAACAAGATCGCCATTCTCGACCTCTCAACGATGAATGCGTAATTCATGACGAACTACGAGGCAATATCGGCGAAACTGTACCCTTACAGCGTGGATGATAACCTGATCGAGGTATCGTGTATCGACAACGGATTGGAGCGTGACGATGTATATTCTCCCAAGCAAAAAACTGAGGTTGCAATGACGGTTATTTCGATTCTGCGCAACCTGATCGCCTTGTCCGGCGAAAACAACGGAGGATACAGTCTTTCTTATGACGTAAACGGACTGAAAACGCGCATTTATCAAATCGCGCAAGGTAACGGTTTTACCGATATTGCCGACGAGTTCAATTCTAAACCTCAGATTACTTTTCTGTGATCCGGTTCCCTTATATTCTTGAAATTTGGCACGAGGAAGATGCTACGCTGAATCCCGATGGCTCGTGGACTGCAGGTGTCCACCAGTGGCATATCGTCGGGAAGTGCAATGTCCGGCAAAACGGACAGGCGAGGCAGATTAAAGGGCAAAACGGAGATTCTTTCCTCTACTCATTCGAGGTTACGATGCCTGCCAATACACAACCCATCCCAATTGGAACGAAAGTTCGCGTCTTGGACAATCGTGGTTTCAATGTTTTTGACTGTACACCTCAAGTCGGCGATAACCCGAAAAATACGAATGCCGCACTGTATACTGTACAGGGATTCAGCAAAAGCGGACAACGGAATGAAGACGTGCGGCTATGGCTCTGAAATGGACAAATCCCCAAGACCTCGACCGATATTTTCGTCAATTGCAGGAAGAGTATGACCGCAAGGCTATTATTTGGCTCGAATCGCTCGGAGAGCGAGTTGTAAAATACGCTCGCGAACACGGATCATACGCCGACCGAACCGGCAACTTACGTAATTCCATAGGTTATATAGTCATTCAGTCCGGGAAAGTCGTAAAGGATGGTTGCGGTAACAGCGCACCCCAACGGAAAACTCGCGAACACCTGCTTGATGTAGCGAAAGAACGAAAAGGTTATAAAACCTATCTCGTATGGGGAACAGGTATTGAATACGCGAGGTGTGTCGAGGCAAAAGGATTCGATGTGATAGAAGGATCAGGGGACTGGGTGGAATCCAACGCTGAAACACTCAAGGCCGAATTCGCGAGATTTTTAAAAAGCAACAAATTATGAATCTGACATCGACAGAAACATTCAAGTTCATTTGGGATCGCATCCTCGATTCGCCGTTACATGAAGCTGTACCGATCATGTATGCCGATCATTATCCGAACAATCCGACAGGAGAATTTATCGTTATGACCTCTTTGTCGAACGTTATCGGTACTTCACAGGTTGTTACGGTAAACGTGAATCTTTACGTGCCGGACAATACGCCGACGATCAACACGGAGAAACAGCGCTATCCTGATCGCAACCGGCTGAATGAATTAACGCGTATCGCTTTTGATTCGCTGGCAAATTATCCCATCGCGGAACGCTGGTTTTTCGACGTGAGCGATGAGACTATCGTTAGTGAGGAGAATATTTCCTACACTTTTTCAAACATTAAAGTCAAACTTAAAAAACATTAGATCATGCAACTTGTAGGTCTTAATTCCTGCCATGCAGGAGCACCGCTGCCTAAAGGCGTAAAAGATGCAGGAGCGACTGCGCTCTTGAAGGCATTAACTAAAATTACGCAGCCTTATAATGGCGGTGTAACGTTCAACTTCTCGAACCCCACGAGTAATAAGTTTCATCGCGAAGGCGAGACCGATCCTTTCTTTTCGCTGCGCGACGTAACCTCGGGTTCAAAGGAAATCACCTGGAACATCGCCGACTTCGACGACGCCACGATGGAGTTCTATTTCGGCACGACCGAGGCAGCCAAAGGGGAACTGTATGAGGGAGAGAAATCATTCGTGTTCGACTCCAAATCGGGTGGCTCTCTCGCTTTCGCGCGCCTGAAGTACACAGCCACCCTGACAGGGGGATTGAATACGAGCGATCCGCTTCAGATCGCCGTTTCTGCCGAAGTACTTGCCCCCGCAGAAGGCGGTGTCGCATGGAGCCCCATCGCAACGCCTGAGTACACGGTGACTGAATAGCTGTGCCCTCCATCCCGCCGGGAAGTTAACGACTTGCATCACGTAGCGAGAACGGGGCGGGAACAAATTTAGCGCATATGAAAAACAAGACCTCAGCAACCGATAAACGGGCATACGACATTCTTGCGGAAAAGCCAGAATCTTTTGAAATAGAGGGATTGGATGGCAAGAAAGAGACACTATACCTCCATCCCCTCCAATTGGGCCGGTTGGCAATGATCAGTCGTCGTTTGTTAGACATAGACCTATCCTTGTCCGATGAAACGGAAAACGAAGTGCAAAAAATGTGGCGTATTTGTGCGGAGAAACCACACGAGGTAGCGGAAATAATAGCCATCGCAACCCTTAGAACCAAGCAGGAGATCGATGAGAGACTGACAGAGAGGACGGAATTGCTCCTCAATTCCCCGACTATGCAGCCTGCAGCGCTTACCAATATTTTGTATTCTATAGTTTTTCAATCCTATTGTGCGGATTTTATGAAGGCTATTCGCTCGGTAAAAACGCTTCAGGTAACGATTTCCCCAGAGATGAAGACGGAGAGGATAGCCACTACGGGGGACGAAGTATCTGGGGACAAATCGACGCTTTCATAAGTCGCTATCATTGGACGCTCGAATATATCCTGTGGGGCGTTTCATGGGCCAACATACAGCTTATGATTGCCGATGCCCTCAGAACGGATTACAAGGACAGATCGGGATATAGCCAACAAAATAGTAATGTACCCGAAATCATGGATATGAATGACCCTAAATCAATGGATGTTCTACTCAAAATGACAGGAGGAAGATAAAACATGCTCGACGAAATTATAAAATCAGCATCAGCACTCGGTGCTTGCAAACAGATAGACGAGGCCAATGACTATCGTTCGTTAACCACGCTGTTTTTCTCCCCGCAGGGACAGGAGTTCTGTAAAAAACACAACTTCCCATCCCTTGAGATATTCAGGCAGATTAAAAACGACATTGAAAGAAAGGGTATTTATATCGATTGCGGGACAATCGATCTTCCGGAAAGAAAACATATTTGTCTGATCGGAGATACCTCGGCTACTATCGAAGCATCGGGTGTTGAATATGTTCATACGATCATCCTGATGCACGGAGCCAAGGCCATTATCAACGCATCTAATTATGCCGTGTTGCATATTGTCAATGTCAGTGGTTTAGATGTTACAATCAATAAGGATAACACCGTTGCCGTATTATGATAAACCTTACCGTAGTTATAGATAATGACGAGGCGATCCGGAAATTCCGGGAGCTTCAGCAAGTTGCAAAATCCACAACCTCAAGCATGGTTACTGATGCAGACAGGATGGATGCCGCTATGCACCGATTCGGGATGACGATGGGTAAAGTCGGCGTTGCCGCCGCTCTTGCCGGCCTGGTAAAACAGATCGCACAAACCCGAGGGGAATTTCAGCAATTAGAGGTAGCTTTCACCACCTTACTCCAGAGCAAAGAGAAAGCGGATGCCCTGATGTCACAGATGGTCGATCTGGCGGCAAAAACGCCTTTCGACTTGCAAGGCGTGGCCTCCGGAGCTCGTCAGCTTCTCGCATACGGATTCGCGGCAGAGGACATTACCGATACGTTGACCCGTCTGGGCAATGTAGCGGCGGGACTGGGATTACCATTGGAGCGCCTCACTTATTTGTACGGCACGACCGCCGTGCAAGGACGGGTGTATGCACGGGATATGCTCCAGTTCACGGGCTCTGGTATTCCTATGCTGCAGGAGATGGCAAAAATGTACGGCAAGACCACCGAAGAGATCAATGCGATGGTTTCGGCAGGTAAAATAGGCTTCGAGGATGTGCGCAAGGTTATCGAAAATATGACCAACGAAGGCGGTCAGTTCCATAACCTAATGCAAGAGCAATCCAAGACGATTAGTGGTCAAATCTCGAATCTCGGAGACGCAATCGATACGATGTTCAATGATATCGGCCAGTCTTCCGAAGGAGTAATTGCAGGTGTACTGCAAGGCACTATTTCGCTAGTCGAGAACTATGAGAAGGTGCTCAACATTCTCATTCCGCTAGTTGCTACATACGGGACATATAAAGCGGCGCTGATTGTGACTGCGGCTTTACAAAAGGCCTCGGTGACGATGTCGGCGGTTAAAACCTTCTTTCAATTGGCAAAAGCGATCCGATCGGCTGCCGATGCGCAGGCTTTGTTCAACTTAGCGGTAAAATCCAATCCCCTTATGCTGGCTTTAAGCCTGTTGGTAGGACTGGGAACAGCTATTTACAGATATGCCAAGGGCACGAATGAGGCCGTAGAAAATACGCTCGGATTGGCGCGTGCAAGCAAGAAGGCCTCAGACGAGGCAGATGCCGAAACTGCCAAAATTAAAGCTTTACAAGATATTGTAAACAACTCCAACGCGGCCTATTCCGAAAGGAAAAGGGCGCTCGACGAACTGAAAGGGATCGTTCCCGACTACCATGCCAGCCTGACCTCGGAGGGAAAGCTGATCAATAACAATACCGAAGCCATCAAAAACTACATCAAGGCATTCGAGAAGTCCGTAAAGCTCCGGGCTGCCCGCGATGAGCTGGAAGAAGCCTACCGGCAACAGCGCAAGGACATGAATGAGGCCGAGAAGACTATCAGTGCGGGAACGGGCACTACCTCGGCGGGTATATACGGAGGCCCATCGAACGTTCATACCACCCGCAGGGAGTATACGCCCGAGGAGAAGAAGAAGATCCGCATGGATGCGTACCTGAAGACCGCCGCCACGATCCGGGAACTCAATGATGAAATTGTTGCAAGCAGTCTAGATGTCGAAGACTCCACAGGTAAAACAATTATTAACGTAACGGAAAATCTTGAGGATGCCCAAAAGGCATATTCTGATGCAAAGACAGCTTTAGATAAGGCTCGTCGAGACGGAAGTGATATATCTGTTGTTAAGGAAAAGCAGAATGCAACTGATAACGCAAAAAAAGCTTTAGATGCAGCTAAGAAGCTTGCAGGGGTTGATGATAAAACTATAAAAGCAACCACAAAATCACAAAAGGAACTTTCCGACGCTATCCTTGCCAATGATCTGGCCTTGCAACAATCCCGTATTGATATTCTTGCAGAGGGAAAGGAAAAGGAATTACAGCAGATCGAATTGAACAACGAAAAAGCCGTTCAGCAGATCGAGAAATCCCGCCAGGATTTAATTGCTAAGAATGGAGGCAAGCCGCTTTCTGAAGAGCAGGAAAAAAGTTTTACGGAACAGCTTAAAAACACAAATAACGCAACGGATAACCAGCGCATTGCTGCTGAATTAAAGTATGCCAAACAACTCGATGATGTCTACAAACAAATCACCGATAGCAGTCTGTCTGAAATTGATCGAGAGTCTAGAGGAATCAAGGAAAAATACCAGGAATTACGGGATACAGTAACCCGTCTTCTTGACGGTGGAAGTATTTCTCAGGAGAAAGCTAAAGAATGGTTCGGCATGATAAATCAAAACGAGATTGCCGACAATTTAGAGGCTGTGGTCAACAAATATGGCTCTGCCGAGGATAAGATTACCAAGATTCAGAAAGAGGCGGCTGCAGCCCGTGCAAAAGCGACCGAAAACAATCGCACCGACCTGATCCCTCAAATCGACAAACAGGAACAACAGGATATAGGCACGGTTAAAGCCGACGAGTTGATGAAAACCGACGACTGGATCAACTTGTTCCAGAATCTCGATGCACTTTCGAGTAAAGAGATTTATCGGATCATAGATAACATCAATGCACAGCTCAAAAATGCCGACCTAGATCCGATTAACTTTAAGGCAGTTACCGATCAGCTTGAGCAAGCACAAGAGAAAGCGATAACTAAAAATCCTTTTTCTGCTATCGTCCACAGTTTCAAAGATTACAAGACCGCTCAAGAGAAAGCTATTGGACTGCAAAACAAATACAATGAAACGCAGGACAAAGCCGATAAGGAAAACGCAGATCAGGCCAGTTTAGAGGCTATCCGAAAGAAACAACAAGCATGGCAAAGTGTTGTTAGCACCTTTGGCGAAATGGGACAGGCACTTGGTGCGACCTCCGATCTTCTCGGGCAGTTCGGAATTGAGAGCGCCGAACTAGATGGAGTTGTGAGCGCCTTCAATTCAATAGCATCTATTGATGTAACCAGACCTTTTTCTGTTGTTACCGGCATCATTGGAGGTATATCCTCTCTGATCGGCGGCATATTTAACGGTAAGGACAGGCGTGCCCAAAAACGTATCGAAAGACTGCAAGACCAAGTAGATGCGCTTCAAAAATCATACGAAAAGCTAGATCGGGCTATAAATAAAGCCTATTCCAGTGATGCCAAAGAGTTGATCGAGGATCAGAATAAGATGCTCCAGCAGCAAAAAATACTTATTCAACAACAAATCCGCGAAGAACAAAGCAAAAAGAAAACGGATCATGACCAGATAAAACAGTGGCAGGATCAAATCGATGAGATCAACAACTCTATCGAAGATGGCATTGCAAAAGCTCAAGATGCGATATTCGGTTCTGACGTTCAATCGGCAATCAGTGATTTTGCGGATGCTTACGCTGAAGCGTGGGCGTCTGGTGAAGACCGGGCCGCAGCCTCGAAGGATTTTGTGAAGAACATGATTAAACAGATGATCGTCGAGGCTATGAAAATGGATATTGCCGCCCCGATGCAAAAGGTGCGGGACATGCTCGAAACCTTTTGGACTGACAAAATTATAACTCCATCTGAAGAAGAGATTATCAATCAGATGGTAGGTGATATTGGGAGTCAACTGGATGGCAAATACTCTTGGGCCGACAAATATTTGAAGAATGAAGATGATTCAGGTCAAGATGCATCCTCAAAAGGTTTTCAGACTATGTCACAAGAGACAGGCGAGGAGCTTAACGGCAGGTTTACAGCTATCCAGGAATACACGGCCAATATACGCGATACTGTTAACTCTATTTTGCTTCAAGGTGGCCAGCAACTGAACGAGACTATCAACATTCGCGATGTAGCTATTCAACTCAATGGAAATGTTGCAATCATTAAAGGCCACACTTCACACCTCGAAGAGATGGACAATAAGCTCGGTAAGATGGTGAAAATTATGAACGAAAAACTTTGA